TCTATATATGTAATTTAGTGGCTATATATATATAAATCTATTAGGACATACCCTTAGTTGTGAAAATACAACGGAAGAGCTTTACGCCTATTTATAGGGGATAACTTAGCAGAAGACTAGGGAGAGAGTAGGAAGGATTCTATATAACTAATAGATATATAAGATGAGATATTGTCTTATCAATCTGTATATAGGAATAAGACTAGGGAGAGAAGGCTAAGTACTTGATTAGTATTCTATAGCGATAACGCTATAGTGAATAGCTATCGTCCTGCATAGCCTTAATAGTCTTACGCTATAGCCTTAATAGGTGAATAGCTGGAGACAATGAAGGGCAGCAGAGCTGGGGAGAATCCCTATAGATTCACAGGGCAGGGAGGGTCAAAAAGAATTATTATAGTTTTTATATAACGCTATTTATAACGCTGACATACTTTTTAAAAAAGGGGGTAGTATCTGCATAGAGAAGTCTAGGGAAGACTGCAGAGTTACTAGGCAGGGCTAACCTGTGCTCGGTAGCCTGTGGAAGATGTGCTCGAAGCACTGTGAAGGGCTGAGAAGTTCTCTTTGCCCTATAGTACTACATAGATAAAGACATCTTAGTAGCTACTTAGTAATAACCTTTAATAGTAAACTCTATAAAATACTTACTATACAGAAACTAAAAAGAACTACTAAGATACTATACAGTATATAATAGCATACATTTTTAGATTTGTCAAGTACTATCTTCATTGTCTTTATTGTCTCTTTTAGATTAGGGTTTTGTATCTCATAGTATACATAACGTAGGTATTTGTAAACAATGAGATACATTTTGTATCTTTTAAAATAATCCTTGACTTTTAAACAAAAGCATGTTATAATGACCCCACAAGTAAAGGAACGTATGACAAGGCGTAAAAAGAGAGATTTAAAAGCTGAAGGTAAATGGTGGTCGGATACTCAGAAACTTGAGGCTGCTACTACATTCTTAGCTTTAGGCAATGGCGCACAGACTGCTGCTGTCTTAGACATACCCTTAGCTACCTTTAATCGTTGGCGTTATGCTGACTGGTTCAAGAAGATGGTTGATGACCTTAAGTCTGAAGATAACTTAAAGCTCAATGCTAGGTTAACTAAGATTGTGTCTAAAGCTTTAGATGTGACTGAGGACCGCTTAGAAAAGGGTAATTATCAATATGACCCTAAGACCTCTGAGCTAATTCGTGTTCCTGTCAGTTTAAAGGATGCTACCAAGGTCGCTAATGATATGTTAGCTCGTAAGGATATCATTGAAGATAAGCCTATACAGGAGCAGATAGAGCGTACTGTAGACGACAGACTAGCTAAGCTTGCTGAACAGTTTAGAGCCTTTGCTAAGCCTAAAACAACCGAAAAAGATATTACACCTCAACCTTTGGTAATCGAAAATGGTGTCTGAAACAAAAAAACTTTCAATGAAACTGTGGCGTGAACGGAATAAAGAACACGTTAAACAGTATCAAAAAAAGTGGCAACAAGACAACAAAGAACTACACGCAATTGTTAAAAAAAATTGGGAAGAACAAAATAAAGAAAAACGGTCTGAACAGTATAAGGAATACAGGTTACAGAACAAGCCTAAAGTAAATGCCAAGAATGCTAGGCAACGTGCTTCAAGGACAACTGCAACAGCTTCTTGGGCTAATTTAGAACGTATAGAATGTTATTATTCCTTAGCAGCTATGCTGAGTAAGGAAAGCGGTGAAAAGTGGCATGTGGACCATATAGTCCCTTTACAGGGTAAAAATGTTTGTGGATTACATGTTCATAACAATTTAAGGGTTATCCCTGCTAAAGAAAACTTGTCCAAAGGAAACTATTTTGCCCCGCAAGGAACCACGTAACTACAAACAAGAATATAAAGACTACCATGGTACTGGGACTCAAAAGAAGAACAGAGCCTCCAGGAATGGTGCAAGAGCTGAGATGGCTTCTGCTGGTAAGGTCTCCAAAGGTGATGGTAAAGAAGTTGACCACAAGAAACCTTTAAGTAAAGGCGGTAGTACCGCTAAGAGCAACCTTCGAGTTGTAAGCAAGGCAGTAAATAGAAAAAAAGGTAATAGAACGAGTGGAGCTAACAAGTGAAGTCATTGAAGGTTTTAGTAACGCCTGTCTAGTTAAAAACTATGATTCGGCTACGGAGACCCCAGAATTCCACAGAGAACTGTGGAGCTTGTGCTGCCATAAAGACAAGTTTGTTGCTATTGCTGCTCCTCGTGGTCATGGTAAATCTACTGCCGTCACTTACGCATATTGTCTTGCAGAAGTACTATTTCGTAGGTCTAAGTATGTCTTGATTGTCTCAGACAGCTTCTCGCAAGCTGGTTTGTTCTTAGGTGATATTATTAAAGAACTCAGGGACAATGACGATATACATGGTTTATTTGGTAACATTGAGTTGACAAAACAAACCGAAGATGATATAATAGGTAAATTCGATGATGGTCATACATTTAGAATCCAAGCTAAAGGTTCAGAACAAAAGCTTCGTGGTTTGAAATGGCTGAACAAACGTCCAGACTTAATCATCTGTGACGATATGGAATCTGATGAACAGGTTCTAAACAAGGATAGACGTGAAAAGCTTCGTAGATGGTTCTACTCAGCTCTTATCCCTGCCCTGTCAGTTACAGGTAAGATTCGCATAGTAGGTACTATTTTGCACTTAGACTCCCTTCTTGAAAGGTTGATGCCTGAGTCCCAACTAGCCTCACTGGGCACTAAAGCTTTAAAGAATCTCATTACTGAAGATTTAAAGCAGTATACAAATTACAAGACTTCTTGGTTGTCCATTAAGTACAGAGCACACACAGATGACTTTAGTAAGATACTGTGGCCTGCTCGATGGAACAAGAAAGCTTTAGAAGAGCGTAAAGCTCAATACGTCGCACAAGGTTTGGCTGACGTATATTCTCAAGAGATGCTCAACGTACCTCTTGATGATGCTAACGGATTCTTTAAGAAGAGTGACTTCTCACCACTTAAAGACGAAGATAGAAAAAAGAATTTAAATTACTACATTGCTGCTGACTTAGCTATTAGTCAAAGACAACATAGTGATTACAGTGTTTTTGCTGTGGCAGGGATGGATGAAAATCAGCACTTGCAGTGTGTGAACATCATCCGTGACAGGATGGATGCGATGCAGATTGTGGAAACCATTCTTGCCCTCCAGCGAACTTACAACCCTGAGTTGTTTGGAATCGAGGCAGGTACAATCCAGAAGTCTATCGGACCATACCTTAACGAAGCAATGATGAAGCAGGACACATTTATCAACTTAGTTTTACTCAAGCCTTCTGGTGATAAGTTGAGTCGTGCAAGGTCAATGCAAGCTCGTATGAGAGCAGGAGCCGTTAAATTTGACACCTCTGCTGATTGGTATCAAACATTTGAAGATGAGCTATTGCGTTTCCCTAGAGATAGACACGATGACCAGGTCGACGCTTGGGCCTACATTGGTTTACTCTTAAACCAGATGCAAGTAGCTGCTACTCAAAGTGAAGTCGATGAAGAAGAATACAGGGTTGCCCTACATGATTATGGGTATGACCAAGCTGGACGAAACGCTGTTACAGGATATTAATGAAACTAAATACCGAACTTAACTTAGATGAGATTGTCTCTCTACCAAATATCGCTGATATTTTGGAAGAGGCTGACCTCAATACTATTAGCTACAACGTCTACAAAGGATTTCAAGCTGACTTGGAGTCTCGTTCTGCTTGGGAGAAACGTACTGAAGATGCTATGAAGTTAGCTCTTCAGGTAGCTGAAGCTAAGTCCTTTCCTTGGCCTGGAGCGTCCAATGTCAAATTTCCGCTTATTACTATTGCTGCTTTGCAGTTTCATGCTCGCAGTTATCCCGTACTTATTAACGGGGAGACTCCCGTACAGTGTCGTGTAATCGGTGACGACCCTACAGGTGCTAAAGAGCAACGTGCTCATCGTGTAAGCCAGTTCATGTCTTACCAGATTCTTGAAGAAGACACTACGTGGGAATCTGAGATGGATAGAGTTCTTATCTCTCAGCCTATTGTAGGTTGTGCCTTTAAGAAATCTTACTTTGACCCAATCCTAAAGTACAACGTCTCTGAGCATATCCTTGCTAAAGACTTTGTCGTAAACTATTGGACTAAGCATTTAGATACGTCCCCACGCATTACCCAAATCCAATACCTATCTAAGAACGACATCTATGAGCGTGTAGCTCGTGGCTTGTGGTCTGAGATGAAGGAAGGCCGTCCTGCTGCTGTTCCTCAGTCAAACATGACTTTGGCTCAGAACAAAGCTCAGGGCATGACTGCTCCTGATTCTATTGACGATAGCACTCCTTACGAAATCCTAGAACAACATACCTTCATTGACTTTGACGGTGATGGCTACGCTGAGCCGTACATCATCTGGATGCGTCGTGATACTAAACAAGTTCTCCGCATTGTAGCTCGCTACTTCGACACTTCTATTGAAAGAGATGAAAAAGGTAATGTCCTCTCCATCAAAGCAGAAACGTACTTTACTAAGTTCCCTTTCATTCCCTCACCTGATGGTGGATTCTATGACCTCGGTTTTGGAAGTCTTCTTGGACCACTTAATCAGAGTATCGATACCCTTCTCAACCAGCTTATTGACACAGGCACGATGGCCAATACCGCAGGTGGATTCCTTAGTCGTGGAATCAAGCTCAGAGGCGGTAACTACAACTTCGCACCTTTAGAGTGGAAGCATGTCGATACGACAGGCGATGACCTGCGTAAAGGTATTATGCCTTTACCTGTTAGAGAGCCTTCTCAAGTTCTGTTTACATTGCTTAGTATGCTTATCAACTACGGTGAGCGTATTGGTGGCTCGGTTGACATCTTGTCTGGTCAAAACCCAGGTCAAAATACTGCTGCTGAGACTACAAGGACAATGGCAGAACAAGGAATGAAGATTTTCTCTGGTATCTTTAAACGTACCTACCGTAGTCTTAAAGATGAGTTCCGTAAGTTGTATCGCTTGAATCAACTGTACCTACAAGGTATTGAAAACTACAATAGCGACCAAGGTCAAAACTTTATTGATGCTGATGACTTCTCAGGTCCTGTATCTGATGTACGTCCTGCAGCAGACCCTAACATTGTTTCAGACACACAACGTATTCAACAGGCTTCTGCCTTGCTTCAGTTAGCAAGCACAACTCCTGGTATGAATATGTATGAAGTTCAGAAGAACTACCTCAGAGCAATGAAGGTAAACAACATTGAACAAATCCTACCAGACCCCCGTGGCCCTAACGCTATTAAGCCAGGACCGTCTGAGAAGGTACAGATTGAACAAATGAAGATGCAAACTAAACAAGCCGACATGCAAATGCAGTTCAAACTAGGCATGATGAAGCTTATGAAGGATGTTGAAATCAACCAAGCTAAGATTCACAAGTTAGAAGCAGACGCTATCCTTGCCGTAGAACAAGCAGGTGGTGTGAAAACTGGTCATGATATTGCGATGCTAGATGCTCAAATTGGAGCAGCCAAAGCACACAATGAAGGAATTCAATCTGCTTTACGAGCCATGATGGACCTCGAAAAGCACATGAATGATATGTCTCAACCTACACAGGTAGAGGAACAAAAACCAGAGATGTAACAAGGAGGTAGTATGGCTATTGTAGTAACAGAGCCTGAGTTTAATGAATGGAAAGCAAGTCGTGTAACACAAGCCTTTATGAGGGCAATACACAACGACAGAGAGTGGTTAAAAGAAATGTTGTTAGCAGGAACCGAAGACGATGCGAGTATTCGTGGAAGAGCAGCAGCATGTACAGCTATTCTAGCTTTAGACTACAACGAGTTAATGAATTCAGTAACGGAGAAGAAGGATGATTAATGTGTCTGGCATTACTCCAGTATTTGATAGGATTTTAATTAAGCCTCTCGAAGTGGAAGAAAAGACAGCAAGTGGAATCATTATTTCTACTGCAGAGACCAGCGAGCGAGAACAGCTTTCAAATACTACAGGTGAGATTATTGCCTTAGGTGAAGAAGTTCCAGACGGTGTTGTTTCAGTAGGTATGAGAGTTGGCTACGCTAAGTATGCTGGCTTGATGTACAAAGGTAAAGATGGCGTGGATTATCGAATGATTAACTACGACAACTTAGTATGTAAATTAGATGATGACATGAAGTTGATTGACCCACATCTAGCACAGGGAAGAAAACCATGAGTGAAGTAACACAACAAGAAGCACCACAGGACGCTCCAAAAGCCCCTCAGTACGAGTCCGAAGCAAGGGCGCAGGGCTGGGTAGCAGCAGATGAGTTCCGTGGCTCTGAGAGCGATTGGGTTGATGCTGAGACGTTTGTACGTCGTGGTAAAGAGATTATGCCAATCCTTCGTAAGAACAATGAGAAACTGCTTAAAGAATTAGGTGAAGCTAAAAAGATGGCTGAAGAAGCACGTGAAACTGCTAAAGAGTTTCGTGAGTTTCAAAAGCAACAATTTGAGCGAAAGACCAAAGACTTGGAAAGTCAGCTAGAAAACCTGAAGCAAGCTAAGCGTGAAGCAATTACGCAAGGCGATGGTGACAGAGCAATAGCGATTGACGATGCCATGGATGCTATTAAAGAAGAGCGTCTAGAAGCAAAACAAGACTTAAAAGAAGCTGAAGAAAAAGCTAAAGAAGTTCCACAAGTCACTACTGACCCAATCTTAAATACATGGATTGAGAAGAATGACTGGTTTGGTAAAGATACAAGAATGACTGGTATTGCTAATGGATTAGGTGTTGAACTCCGTCGTGAGAACCCTAGCCTTAATGGTCAAGCCTTCTTGGATAAACTAGATGAGGAACTTACAGCAATGCTACCAGAGAAGTTTGGTAAGAAACGAGTACAGAATCCGATGGAAGGCTCCTCTAATGGGACAGCTAGACCATCAGTGGGTACTGGAAAGAAATCTTACAACAACTTACCTGCAGAAGCTAAAGCAGCTTGTGATAAATTCGTTAAGCAAGGTCTTATGACCAAAGAAGCTTATGTTGCAGAATATGAATGGGATTAAGGGAGAAAGAACATGACTGAAATTAAAAAAGAAGTTAAAGCTGTACCAGAGTCTACTAAGGTAGAGCGTCCACGTGAACGTAAAAAAGGCGTATTTAATGGGACTCAAGGTAAGCTGCAAGTAGGAAACCAAATTGAAGGGTATCACTTGCATATTTTCAATGACACGCCTGGGCGCATCCAGAATGCCACTGAAAACGGTTATGAGTTTGTTCACCCTAGCGAGGTAGGTGGCGTTACGGATAATGTTACATCACGTAACACCGATGTAGGAGATAAGGTTAGGTTCTTAGTAGGGGCTGGTGAGAAGGGCGACCCAATGTATGCTTACTTGATGAAAATCAAAGAAGAGTGGTGGCTTGAAGACCAACGTCAATTACAAGAGCGTAACGACAAAACCGATGCAGCAATCCGTGGTGGTAATACACCTGGTGTAGACTCCACAGGTTTCTACAATGCTGGTATTAAATTTTAAAACTTTCTAATTAAGGAAAAAAAATGGCAAACGTAAATGCCGTAACAGGATTGTCGCCAGTTGGCACAATCACTGGTGCACCCTTTAACGAGCAAGGCGTACTTTACGCTATCGCTAACGACGCATCCAACACATACGCTATTGGCGATGTTGTGAAGTCTGCTGTCGGTAATGATGCTAATGGTGTTCCACTCGTTACTAAAGCTGTAGCTGCTTCCGTTCCACTAGGTGTTATTGCTTCCATTCGTGTAGCTAACCCAGGTGTTTCATTGCAAGGTACTAACTTAAACTTAGCACAACTCTGGATTGGCTTAAGTGCTGGTTCATATACCTATGTTTATGTTATCACTGACCCTGCTGTAATTTACTCTGTTCAAGCTAACGCTTCTGCAGATGCTAAAGTTGGTGCTACTGCAGTTCCAACAATCACTGCTGACCAGACTTCAACATTGGCCCAGTCTTCACCTTTCTCAAGCACTTATGTAACTTGCGATAGCTCTGCTACTGCAGCTTCCATGTTCCAAGTTGTTGGTCTCTACCAAGAGCCAAGCAATGTCCCTGGTGCTTACAATAACGTTTTGGTGAAGTTTAATAAACACCAATATTTACAAGCCTTCGGCGCTTAATAGGAGAATAAAAAATGGCTGGTGTAATTACAACTGGTACTCACCCAAAGGCCCTATGGCCTGGTGTTAAAGCTTGGTGGGGTCAAACTTACGACGAACATCCTGAAGAATATATTCACTTGTTCGACAAAGATACTTCACATCAAAACTACGAGGAAGACGTTCAGTTAACTGGATTTGGTCTTGCTCCTGTTAAATCTGAAGGTCAAGGCGTTCAGTATGATTCAGAAGTTCAAGGTTTCGTAACTCGCTACACACACGTTGCATACGCTCTTGGTTACATCGTAACTAAAGAAGAGTTGGATGACAATTTGTATGAGCAAGTTTCTAAGCGTCGTGCTGCTGCTTTAGCTATGTCTTTCCGTCAAACCAAAGAAAATATTGGTGCTAACGTTTACAATCGTGCGTTCAATGCTACCTACACAGGTGGTGATGCTCAACCTTTGTGCTCTACAGCTCATCCAAATACTTCTGGTGGTACTTTTGCTAATACCCCTACTGTGTCTGTTGACCTCTCCGAAGCTTCTTTGGAAGATGCAACAATCGCAATCATGGGTTTCCAAAATGACCGTGGTTTGTTGATTAACGTAATGCCACGTTCTTTGATTGTAGCTCGTCAAGAATGGTACAACGCTAACCGCATTCTGAAGTCTGTATTCCAATCAGGTACTGCAAATAACGATATCAACGTTCTGAAGGCAACTAATGCCATCCCAGAAGGTATCACTATGAACCATTACCTTACAAGTCCACATGCTTGGTTCTTGCGTACTAACATCCAAAATGGTATGAAATACTATGAACGTGTTGGTATCACATTTGACCAAGACAATGACTTTGACACTATGAATGCTAAAGCTAAAGGCTATGAGCGTTATAGTTTCGGTTGGTCAGACCCACGTGCTGTGTATGGCGTGAATGGTCCTTGATTGTAAGTAGTTGATTCTTAAGAAATTATGGATAAAAAAGCTAAAGCTGCTGCTTATCAAAAGCAATACCGCTTAAAATATCCTAACAGAGTACGAAGTACTGATTTAAAGAAAAGCTTCGGCATTACTTTAGAACAGTACAACGAAATGTTAGAAAAACAAAACGGTGTTTGTATGATATGCAAAAGCCCTGAAACAGTCATAGATAACAGAACGAAACAACCTAGAAATCTGGCAGTAGACCATTGCCATACAACTAAGAAAGTTCGTGGATTGTTGTGTATGAGCTGTAATCAAGGTTTAGGTAATTTTAGAGATAATCCTAAATTTCTTGCAGAAGCTATCAACTATTTACTAGATTAATGACTAAATAGTTCTTTACAAGAGAACTAGATTATGTTATAATGGTGGGGTTAGGAACTTAAAACGTTTCTTTCCTCACCGCCTTACTAGGAATAAATAATGGACTATCCAATTATTAAAGAGCCTAAGAACGCAGTTGTTAAAGATAAGCCTAGTAATATGGCTGCTCCAAAAGCAAAAGCACCAAAAGGTCTCGGTAACACCCAAGCAGTAGAGAATCAAGGCGGTCAGTTGTCTGGCGTTAAAAAGAAACGCATGACTCCTGTAGCTAGTATTAAAAATCACTCGTAACACTTTCTTATCCTAAACGTCTTAATTGACGTGAACCCATCACTTTTAGGAGATACAAATGGGCACACCAACAAGATTTACATACGGTCTTGCCACCGTTGCTAAAGGCAAACCACTAGGCGATTATCCATTGCCAGACCCTTTCCATACCACGTCTGACCCAGGCGTAAGCGTATTTACATATCAAAATGACTTCACAGACTTAGGTGCTGCTGCTGCTCGTACAATCACTGGCGGTGCTGCTTTTGCATTGGCTGATGGCTTAAACGGTATTGGTGTTTTGACACCAGTATCCGCTACTGCTGCTTCTGTGTATCGTACTGCTGCTTCGTTCCAGTTTATTGCAGGCAATAAGTTCTGGTTCTTACACCGTCTAAAAGCTTCTGCTATTGCAGGTGCTATGGTATTGAACTTTGGTATGTCTAAAGTTAGCGGTGGCACTATTGCTACTACTGACCGTCTATACTTTACCAAACCAGCTTCTTCAACTTCTTTGAACTTGGTTTCTGTAGTTAACAACGTTTCTACAACATTGCTTACAGGTATTACTACTGTTGCTGCTGATACGTACCTTGACGTAGGTTTCTACTACGATGGTACTGACTTGCAAGTGTTTGTTTCTGACAACATGATTGCTCGTGTATCAGGTGTTACTATCGGTTCTGCTAGTACTACTATCAGTAACGCTTTAATGTCGCCTTTCTTTGGTCTGACTCCAGTTGCTACCGAGACAGTTACTATCGACTACGCTATTATTGCCGAAGAAACTACACGTTAATAAGGGGCTACTATGACAACTACTACATCGATTCAAACGTTAGTAGACGGCCCACGTAACGTAGTTATTAAGTATGAAGGTACTTTAACAACGACTGATGCAACTTATAAACAAATTGTTCTTCCTTCTTTATTAAGTGATTTTGATATTAACGGAGTAAAGGCTAATCGCCTCCGTATTAACAAGATTATTTATGACGTTGAAGACCTTTTGACAGTTAATTTATTATGGGAAGATACAACTGCTGCCAGTAATAAAATTATCTGGAACTTAGCAGGTCGTGGTAAAGTAGATGCTTTCCGTTTTGGCGGTATCATTAATAATGGTACACCAGCACCTACAGGCGGTATTACTTCAAGCTTTGACTACGAAGGAACAGCACAAACGTTGACTTTTACAATTATTCTTGAGTTGGTTAAGCAACACACATGATGAATACTAATCTTAACGCTAAGGAAATCCAATTAATTGCCACCATCACTCGTGCTGACGGCAGTGTGGAAGAACTTGGCGTTATAGATTATTATCATCAAAATCCAATCAAGAGACTTATCTGGAGAATTAAAAAATGGCTACATTACTAGTCAATACAGGTAGGGCTATTATTACTAGCCGTTTAAATAGCGGTGGTACTGTTCCTCAATATGTCGGGTGGGGAACTGGTGCAGGTACTACTGGTGCTACGGATACAACATTATTTACTGAGGTACTTCCACGAGTTAGTGGTACTGTATCTCAGGTAACAACATCTACTACAAATGATACATTCCAAGTAGTTGCAACACAGACTGCTGGTACGACTGAGACAATCACGAATGCTGGTTTATTTGATGCTTCTACATCTGGTAACTTGTTTGTAAAGGGTGACTTTACAGGTATTGCTTTGAATAACGGTGATAGTATTGCTTTTACATTCAAAGTACAGTTTAGCTAATGGCAATAAATGGTTCTAGTATAAATAGAGTAGCAATCGATGCAAGTGATAACATCACGTTAACGCCTACATTAAGTGTTACTTCTACGAGTACTAGTACCATTACTAAAGTAATAGCATATTTAAGAACTCTTTTATATGTTGTTACTTCAGTATTAAGTATTACAAAAGCAATTACAAGAACATTAAGTGTTATTGTTACTTCACTAGCTACTTTGGTTAAAATACCAAATAAGCTTTTAGCTGTAACAGTTAATAGTCTTGTCACAATAAGCAGAGCTATTAAAAAGATAATGTCTACTATTAGCGAAGTAGCTATAGTAGTTTTAACAGAAAGTTCATTTCATTTAGTACTGCTTTCTGTGACTGAAGTAACTGTAGTATCCTTGAAAAAGGCTATAGCAATAACTAAGAACATTGTAGTAACTGGTTTGCCTAGTTTGTTTAAGAGTATTACTAAGACAATTAACCAAGTAGTAGTAAGTGCAGTAACTATAGCAAAGTCTATAGCTTTCTTAAAAGTCATTACAAGAACAGTTACAAGCACAGTGTCTATATTAAAGAACTTCTTTTTCTTTAAGTTATTGTCTGTAACAGTTACATCTACTGCTAGTATTGCAAAAGCTTTTCTAAGGACATTAAGTGTATTAGTTGTTTCTACAGCAACTCTTTTAAGACGTGTAGGTAAGCTGTTAGCGGTAATCAGCACCTCAATAGTCCAGCTTTTCCCTGCTATTATCCAGAAGTTTGGAGCTGTAGCCAAGTTTACCTTCATTGTCGGGCCTAAGAAATTAATGACAATGGTAGTTAAAGACAGAGATATTTTAGTCGAAAAGGCTGATAAAACTTTGACTTTTGTTAAAAATCGTGTTATAATGTTATGGAAGAAACATGGCTGAGTCCTTTTCTTATAAAATTACTACTGAAAGTGAGTTGTTCACTTTTGACTTTACGCAGGTTCTAACTGCTGCAGAAACTATTCTGACGGCAGTTTGTACTGTTATTGTGATGAACGGAGTAGACCCTAGTCCTTCTTCTATCCTACAGTCTACTGCCATTATTGTTAATAAGACTGCTTCCCAACGAGTAGTTGCAGGCTTAGCTGAAGTAACCTATCGTCTAGAGATGACAATTACTACATCACTAGGAAACACCTATGTTGGTGTAGGTGACTTAACTATCTACGACGCTTCTCAAGTATGAGTTATTTTTCTCGTTATGACCGTGGTGACTGGGCAGTACTTTGCGACGCTTGTGGTCGTAAGATGCGTGCTACAGACTTACGTCAACGTTGGGACGGTCTTAAGGTCTGCCCTGATGATTGGGAACCCAGACAGCCACAAGACTTTGTTCGTGGTGTAGCAGATTACCAAGCACCTCCTTGGACAAGACCAGAACCACAAGACCAATACATAAGAACATATTCCATTAATAAACTGGTTAACGGATACCCAGTTAACACGTTTACGTTAGGATAACTCCATGACAACAAAACCCCTATTTACCAACAATGCTGCTACTGCTTTAGCCAAGGCTATTACACCTACTGACACAGTATTACAGATTACTGCAGGAACAGGTAGTTACTTCCCATCACCTACTGGTGGTAACTACTTTATGTTGACATTAATTCAAATTAATAATCCTGAAATAGCTGAAATAGTACAATGTACAGCACGTGTAGGAGATGTTTTAACTGTTGTTCGTGGTCAAGAAGGAACACAGCCACAAATTTTTAATATTAGTGATAATGTTGAATTACGGATTACTGCTGGTAGTTTAAATCTATTTGCTACTAGTAGAGACACTGTTACAGTATTTCAAGAATATCAAATAGCTTCTCAAAATCAAACAGTATTTAATATAGGTTCTTTTACTTATTTAGTAGGTTATAATGCTTTGTCTGTTTATGTAAACGGAAGTAAACAAATTAATGGCTTAAATTATACAGAAACATCAGTGTCTGTAATTACTTTTTTATCTGGTTTAAATGCTGGCGATGTAATTGAATTTATTTTTGTAGAAAATATATATGGCTAATATGCTTTTTGCAAACAACTGTAATACCACTTTAAATGGTGGTATTACTGCTGTAGCAACTTCGATGGTTGTTACATCTGCGACAGGCTTTCCTGCACCTACAGGTTCACAATACTTCTATTGCACATTAGCTGACGCTGCTACACAAACAACTATTGAAATTGTTAAAGTAACTGCAGTATCAGGAACTACATTTACTATTGTTCGTGGACAAGACGGAACTACAGGAACTATCTTTGCTTCAGGGGCTGTAGTATCTCTTCGTTTGGTAGCAGCAAGTCTCAATGACTTTCCTAAGTTAGATGAAGCCAATACATTTACTGGTGACATTACTGCACCTAATATTTTAACTACTGGGCACATTGGCATTAATACAGCTACTGTACCTACTATTCTAATGAGGGCAGTGGGAGACAATAATTCATTATCTCGCATTGCTATGCGTGGCTATTCTAGCGATGCCAATAGCTCATCTATTAGAGTAAGTAAGTTTAGGGGAACTGTAGCTGCTCCACAAGCACCTATAAGTGGGGATAGTCTAGGTAAGTTTGAACTTGCAGGTTATGGTACGACTTCAGCAGACGCTTACCCACAAGTTTCATTAGAGGGTGTAACAACCGAAGTATGGGGAGCTACAGCTAGAGGCGCAAAGGCCGTAGTTAAAGTAACTCCAAATACTACGACTACTCAAGTCACAGCATTAACCATTGACCAAGACTCAAAAGCTACTTTTGCAAGCACAGTAACGGCTAATGGAGTATTGCTAACTGGTAATACAGGAACGGTTACTTCTGTAGCTGCTTTAACTTTAGGCACTACAGGCACAGATTTAAGTTCTACTGTAGCTACAGGAACTACAACTCCTGTTATTACTCTTAATGTACCTACAGCTTCAGCCACTAATCGTGGTGCTTTAAGTGCAGCCGATTGGACTACTTTTAACAATAAAGGTAGCGGAACAGTAACTTCTGTAACTGGTACTGCTCCTGTTGTTTCTAGTGGTGGTACTACTCCAGCAATTAGCATGGCTGCTGCCACAACTAGCGTAAATGGTTATCTTACAAGCACAGATTGGACTACTTTTAATGGTAAACAAGCTGCTTTAGTAAGCGGAACTAATATTAAGACTGTAAATGGTACTTCTTTGCTTGGTTCAGGCGATGTAGGAACAATTGATGTAGCTCATGGTGGCACAGGGTTAACTACGCTTACTGCTGGTTATATTCCTTATGGAAATGGTACAAGCGCATTTAGCTCTAGTTCTACTTTGTTTTTTGATGGTGCTAATTTAGGTGTTGGTACAAGTAGTCCTAATACTGGTTTTGGTAAAAGTTTTGTTTTATACAATTCTCAAAATACAGGGACAGTCGCCTCAAATTCTTTTGCTTTAATACAAAGTTTAAATAGAAACGCCGTTGTAGAGTTATGCGGAAGTTCAACCGCTGCAAACGCTTTTAATTTTTCGACTACACCTGGAACCGCTGTTGCTGGTGTAGTTGGCGATATAGCAAATCAAGCTCTTGCTTTTAGAACTGGTGGAACTACCGAACGGATGCGTATTTTTAGCTCTGGCGGCGTTTCCATTGGTAATACCACAGACCCAGGTGCAGGTAACCTATCTGTAAACGGAACTGTAGGAATTGGAACGGCAAATCAATCTAATTTACTTGGTATTAGGTCTACAACTGCAAATCTTAGGGCAATTTCTTTATACAATGCCAATGGAAATACTGGTGATTATTTAGCTATTGGTTGTCAAACTGATTACAATAATACTTATTCTGGTTCAGAAATTAGATTTTATAATGAATTGCCTGCACTTGGTCGAGGTGGTTTAGGTTTTGCAACTGGCACAAGTACGCAAACAACTAGAGTTTATATTAGCCAAGCTGGAGATATGTATCCTTATGTTGATAACTCATATTCTTTAGGTGTAAGTAGTGCAAGATGGACTGCTGTTTGGGCAGCTAATGGAACCATTCAAACTTCTGACGCAAATACAAAAACAGATATTGTTGATTCTCCGTTAGGGCTTAATTTTATTGCTTCTTTAAGACCAGTTGCGTATAAATTTAAAATTGGTAAAAACATTGTTGAAGAACGTAAACATGAAGATGACCCAATTGTTATTACGCCAGTTGCAGGAAAAAGACAACATTTTGGTTTAATTGCTCAAGAAGTAAAATCATCTTTGCCAAATAATATTGATTTTGGTGGTTGGATTCAAACAGATACTTCTGATGAAAATAGTGAACAAGGTTTAAGATATGATGAATTTATATCGCCAATGATTAAAGCTATTCAAGAATTAAAACAACAATTTGATGCTTATGTTGCATCGCATCCATAGGAAACATTATGACAACACTTATCCCAAAAATTGATTTTAAAAATGGTGGTTCAACTCCTACTGGGGCAATTAATAGGGCAATTAATTTAAAATTAGAAGAAGTTGTGTCCGTTCTTGATTTTGGTGCGGATAATACTGGCACAACGGATTGTTTTACTGCAATTACAAATGCTTTAGCAGCTTTTAACGAAATTTATTTTCCTCCTGGCGTTTATAAAATTTCTACAAATTTAACAACGGCTTATGGAAAAGTTATTACTTTGGCTGGTGGCGCTTCTTTTTCTGTTGATTCTGGCAAAACATTAAAAATTCAATCTGAATTTCATGCGCCAACAAACCAACAAATTTTTAGCGGTGCTGGTACTGTTACAGGTATTCGTGTTGTTTATCCTGAATGGTTTGGTGCGGTAGGCGATAACGCAACAGATGACCAGCCAGCTTTTCAAAAATGTATTACTTGTATTCGTGATTCTGCTGGTTCTTCTGGTGGTCAATGCTATGTTTATCTATCAGCAAAACGCTATGCTTTAGCTAGAACATGGACTATTCAAATGAGTGCTGGGTACGGAATTTACATACAAGGCGCTAATACTTTGCTTGGTGGAACTGCTTTAGTTGCGCTTGCTAGTTTTGACTTTAGTAATGGCGGTGTAATCAATGTAGAAGGCGGTACAGGAATAGATACTATTATTGACTTTTCACTTCGTGGATTTCAAATTGTTGCAACAACTTCTAATGTAGGTGCAGGGATTGTTTTTAACCAAATATCAACAGATTCTATTCAAGGATTACAAGAATCACTTGTTGAAGACATAAATATTACTGGTTTTAACTATGGTATTTTAATGTATAGAACTCGATTAATTAACTTTAATCGTGTATCCGTTTGGAATGATTCAATTGCTTCTGGTTTTAATTGTTGCGTACAAATTAAAGATACTGATGGAAGCGAAACTGGCGTTGTTACAGGTGACATGACATGGACAGATTGTCAATTTGTAAGTAATTCATCAAACACATCAGGATATAATGTTTATGTAGCTGGAAAATCAACTTCAGGTGGAATATCTGGTATGAGATTTAATCAATGTATTTTTTATAAAGGTGCTGTTCAGTTATATCTTCAAGCTGGAAATAATAGTGGTGTTGGTGATATTTGGATTACTAATTGCCAATTTGATGGCCCTCAAAGCCAAGGAATATATTTAAATCAAATAGGTGCTACTTCAACATCCAATATTGGCGATATTCATATTGATGGAAATTATTTTACAGCTGCAAATGGAAATTGCGTTAGAGCAACCGCAGCAAAACAAAATCGAATTAACTCAGTAATTATTACTAATAATTATAGTGCTGGTGTTGGGCAAGCTGCTGTTAATTTAGAATATTGTGCAGCAGTAAATATTTCAAATAATTTATTTTCTGGATGTTCTTGGAATGTTTATCTTGGTAGTGCTTTAAATATTAATAATTCTAATGAAATTAATATTATTGGAAACAATTTTGGTATAGCTGGCCCTTGGGATACACCTCAAGGTGGCTTTTATAACATGATTAATCTTACTGGAACTGGCGATTACTATGTTGTACAAGGTAATAATAGCTGCGGTTTAGCTTCAAGCGCATTAATTTATAATACTACAGGTGCTGCTCATACATCCATTACTGGAAACATTTAAAATGTGGAAGCACTACTGTATAGTTGAAAAAGAGTGGCTTGAAGTAGGAAAAGGTCAATCTTGTAATTGGTGTGATAAAAAGGAAGAAGAATGAAAACATTTACATTAGAAGATAACGAAGCAGCGTTTATTATTGCAACTATTGGTCGTTTACCTATTGAGTCAGGAGCTGCTCAAATCTATACAAAACTACAACAACAGGCAGCGTTGATTACGCCTCCTGCAGAACCAACCTTACCACAAGAATAATCCTATGTCCGACCAACTAGAAACCAGAGTAGTACGCCTCGAAGTCAACCAAGTTAACCACGCTGAAGACATCAAAGAACTTCGAGAAACTACCGTAGACTTAAAACAAACTATGCACTCTATAGAAAAAAACTTATCACAGATTAAGTACATTGCTGTAGGTGCTCTGGCTGTAGTAGTCGCTCAATCAATCGGCTTAGATAAAGCCATTCGTCTCTTATTTGGAAGCTAAATATGTCAAGTGTGTTTACTGTAAACCGTGACCAGATTATCAGCTTAGCTTTACGCAAGCTAGGTGTCTTGGAACTAGGCTCTGTTCCTGATTCAGAGACTGTGGCTAATGCGTCTTTAGCTTTAAACCTTTTTGTTAAGCAAATGGCTACGCAGGGCTTAAAACTTTGGACAGTAAATGAACTGGTCGTCCCTTTAGTTAATGGACAAACTGAATACGTCTTAGGGCCTGTATCACAGAACCCTACTACTGACTTGGATACTCCTAAGCCTTTAAAGATTATCCAAGGATGGTTACGTCAGATTACTGTAAGCCCTCCTATTGATATTCCTCTGCAGATTCTGAGTCAACAAGAATACAACACTCTAGGCTCTAAGTTTAGTACTGGTGTTGCTAACTCTATCTATTATCAGATTCGTCAGAACTCAGGTAATCTATACGCTTACTTGACTCCTAACTACAATGCTGCATACCAGTATGAACTGCATGTCATGGCTCAACAGCCTATCGAAGACATCAATTATGGTTCTTCTATTCCTAACTTCCCTAATGAGTGGATGAACACTCTAGTATGGAACTTAGCAGACCAGCTTGCTATCGAGTACTCTTTGCCTGTGAACCATCGTCAAGAGATTGCACAAAGAGCTAAGATGTATCAAGACCAGCTTACCGACTGGGATGTGGAATCTACTTCTACATTCTTCCAAGCTGACCTTCGCATGTCTAACGTGACCTTTGGACAACCAAACTAATATGCCTATTATTAGAGTACCTTTATCTCAGCCTATCGAGACCAGAGATGGTTTCTTAAATACTGACTCTAAGTGTGTCAATGGCTACTTTGAGATGACTAACGGCAAGCGTGAGTTTGTTAAACGTCCTGGCCTGACTGAAGTGGTAACTACGCCTACACTGCCTGTAGCGCAAGGACAGGGGCTATCATACTTTAATGGTTTCTTGTTCGCAGCCATTAACAATGTCCTCTACAAGATTAACCCTACTACCTATGCAGTAACTACAATAGGGACAATGACTGGCACAATAGGAGGTAAAGTACAGCAATGTTATTTTAATCAGACATTAAACAATACCTACTTGTTTGTCCAGAATCAAGTACATGGTTATACTTATAATCCTGCTACAGGTGCTTTCTTACAGGTTAAAGATGACGGCGTTACTGTCACTACTGTGGTTACTGGCGGTAGTAACTACACTAACCCTATTGTTACCTTTTCAGCCCCTTCAGGAGGCGGTGTAACAGCTACAGGTACTGTACAGTCTACAGGAGGTGTTGTTACTGGCATTACAATCACTTTAGCAGGCTCAGGTTACACGCTAAGCGATACCCTAGTGGCTACCATTAGTGACACAGCAGGAACAGCGTGGACAGCCTCCACAACCGTCATGGCAGGCGATGTTATTGTAGCTGCCCCTAACGTTTATGCAGTTACTGTAACAGGTGTAACAGGCTCCTCTGCTCCTACCTTTACCAGTGGCTCTGCTGCTGATGGTTCTGCTACCCTGCAATGGCTTAGTGCTACCGATGCTGGTGGTGCAGGTGCTTATGTGACTGCTGAACTCAATGGCTTCCCTACAGGGCAGTTAGTTGCTGGTGCGCCTTACTTGGATACTTATACTGTTATCGGTAGTCCTAATGGTGAGATTTATACTTCTAACCCTAACGACCCTACTGTGTGGAATGCTTTAAATTACATCACTGCTGAGTCAGACCCTGATAATCAAGTAGGGCTTTGTAAGCATTTAAACTACATTCTTAGCTTTGGTCAATATTCCGTAGAATTCTTCTATGACGCTGGTAACTACCCAGGCTCTCCTTTATCGGTTGCCTCGTCATACAAGATTGAATTAGGCTGTGCTAATGGTAATTCCATTGTCAGTATTGAGAACGTAGTCTTCTTTGTAGGGACATCTCAGGACTTAGGCCCTTCAGTCTATGCTATCTCTGGTACGTCTCCTTCTAAGATTTCTACTCCTTTCATTGACCGCATTATCCAGAATAGTACCTTAACCGATGTCAAAGCTTATCCATTACGGATTAATGGACATACCTTTTATATCTTGACATTAGCTGATTTAAATGTTACAATAGTATACGATGCTAATGAAAAAGTTTGGACTCAGTGGACTATGTGGGCCAAGGGTGGTGTTGATTCAGGAGTGCTTAACGTCTATGCTGAACAATACTTCCGTCCTAGCTTCTATGCAGGTAATGGCAGTATCTACTACGTATTAGATGATGATAACGGTAAACTATATACTGTTTCAGACCATGTATACAATGATGCTGGTGCTCCTATTTACTATCGCTCAGTAACTGATTTATTAGATAGCGGTACTACTAAACGTAAGTTCTATCAACGTGTTGAGATTGTTGGTGATAAGCAACCAGCCATTATGAATATTCGTCATACAGATGATGACTATAAGTCTTGGTCTCCTTATCGCACAGTTAACTTAGCTGCACAACGTCCTCAGATTTATCAAACAGGACAAGCACGTCGTAGAGCATGGGAGTTCCTCTGTACAGATAATACTCCTTTAAGATTGTTAGCTGCTGAAGTAGATTTCAGTATTGGTGAATTAGAACAAGACGGACCACAACAGATGCAATATAGGAACTAGTTATGATAACATTTCAGGTAGAGAATTATTCAGATGCACTGAATGATTTAATTAAAATCTATCCTGAACATTATGCAGAACTAGAAGAAGGCTTTAAAGGTGGTTACGAACTAGAACCTAACTGGGAAAGCTACTACGGTCTAGAACAAGCAGGCATGTTACATCTTATAACATGTCGTAAAGAGCAAGAGTTAATTGGGTACATGATGTTTATAGTCTGTGCTCCCTTACATGTTAAGTCTTGCTTAACAGCACTAGAGGATATTTACTATCTTCGTAAAGAACACAGAAAAGGTAGGACAGGCATCAAGATGTTTCAGTTCGCTGAACAACATCTCAAGAGCCTTAATGTTAATAGGATAATGTGTAGCACTAAAGTACACCTAGACAATTCTAGACTACTTGAATACTTAGGTTACACATTCATGGAAAAACTGTATAGTAAATTTATTTAAGGAACAATCATGGGTAGCGTAGTTAGTGGAATCGGTAATGCAATCGGTGGACTCTTTGGCGGAGGCTCACAGCAACCAAACGTACCTCAACCATACGGTCTAAGTACTTACGACCCTTATTCACAGTATCGTGCTGGAGCTGCTTCTCAGTTAAATGCACTGGTGAGTAACCCTTCGTCAGCTTTGTCTTCTCCTGGTTATCAACAAACTTTACAGCAAGGTACACGAACAGCACAAGCTGCAGGGGCTGCTACAGGAACGTTGCAGTCAGGCGGACAAGCTGCTGCTTTGCAGTCTCTTGGTCAATCTAACTTTAGTAGCTACTACAACCAAATGTTCAATCAGTTATCTACTTTATCAGGTGCTGCCCAGTCTCCTGCCTCTGCTGCTCAAGCACAGTACTCTGGTCAACTAGGTGCTGCAGGTCTACAGAATCAAATTAATGCACAAGGGCAATCTAATATTTTAGGTATGGGTTCTATCGGTGCTGGTTTGTATGGTAATTTAACTTCTGCTAATGCCTTGAACAACTTAGCTACTACCTTAGGTGGTGGAGGTGGTGGAGCTAGTGCTGGTAATTTCTCTACTATGGGCGGTGTTACAGGTGCTACTGACCTTTCTGCTTTAGGTGGTTACGGAGGTGCTGCAGGTGCTTCTGGTGCTGGTGATGCTGCTTTTGCAGCATTCATGATGTAAGGATAATATGCCAATGTACAACTTAGCTGACATCGTCAGCACAGGCTATCAAACAGGTGCTAAGATTGGGCAAGATATTACTGCTGGTAATATTCTACAGGAAGCCTATAAAGGTGTAGACGCTGCTGACCCACAAGCTGCGGTTACTATAAACCAGAAAGCTGCACAATTAGCTGGTATGACTGGCAATGCTTCTCTTGCCCATACCTTTCAAAAGGAAGCTTCTTCTTTAGTTACTGATGCTCAAAAGCAACAACTAGATAAAACAACCACACAATTAAAACAACTTGACTTAGGTTCTCGTGTTGCTAAAAATGCAAAAACTGAAAGCGACCTTTATGGTGCTTTAGATACTGCTGGTTTAGATACTAATACTAAGATGGTTCTTAGACAGCAAATCAGTAACTTTAAAAAACCTGATGGTACTTTTGATATTGAAGGTGCTCGTAAGATGGTTGTTGGTTTAGGCACAAGCGAAGCACAAGACTTAGCTGCTCAGATTAAAGTGCTACAAGCTAATGAAAAGATTCGTCATGACCTGGCTATGGAAGGTCTTTCTTTAGAACGTACTCGCAACTCTGCTGCACGTAAAGATAATATCAAAGGTTCTCCTGAAGCTCCTCTAGGTGCTATTAAGCGTCAATCAGCTACATTAAAAGATGAACTAGGTGATATCCAAGTTAAAGACGCTTCTGGTAACTTAGTTCCTATGTCTGATGCTCAAAGAGCTACTGTAGCTTCTCGCATTGAGAACGAAGGCCGTCAACGTTACAAGAACAACCCACAAGACTACGCAAGCAGACAAGACGCTGTTGACGAAGCTCGTGATGACATTATTTCTCAGGACTTTGGCACTACAAGAACTAAGAGCACCTTTGCTGGAATTGAAGTTCCTTTCACTGGCAAAGATGAAACTGTATACAAGCCTAAAGAAGCTGCTAAGCCTACTGCAAAGAAAGCCACTAAAGGTGCTTACTCTGCCGACCAGACTGCTTGGATTGACAGAGCAATGAAGGCTAATCCAGACATGTCTCGTGAAGAGATTATCTCTGAAGGTAAGAAACTTAAAAAACTTTAATTGGGAATTTGAATGGCATTTATCGACCCAGATGCAGCACAAGCTCCTAAAGCTTCCGTTGAAGTTAAGCCTGCTCCTAAAGGCTTTGTAGACCCTGATGCTGCATCAACTACTCAAGATGATTCTATTCCTGATAGAAGTACTTGGGGTAAGCGTGAAGACGGCAGCCCTAAAGGTGGAGGCTTTCTTGGTGTCTTAAAACGACCTGGAGGCGGTATCTCTACTGAGATATCTATTGGCGTCCCTATTAATGGTAAAGAAACAGAGATACCTACTCTTGTCCCTACTCTCGATGAGAAGGAAAAGAACTGGCTTCTTACTCATAGTCCTAAAGATAAGATGCCTGAGTCAATCCGTCAGAAAGCTGTTGCTCATGCTGAGGAAAGAATTAAAGCAGGTAAGAGTCCTTTTGCTGGTACAGAAGACGAACCTTCTGCTAAGACTGCTCCAAAATCTGAAGGCTTCTTCGCTGAGCTTGGTAAAGGCTTAGGCGAAATCTCGATTGAAGACTGGAAGAAGAAGTCTATGATTGCCCCTATTGTAGAGTATACCGCAAGGTCTGCTCTAGGCGGAATCGTACCTGGCTTAGAACCTGTAACACCTGAGGAACAAAAGCAAGTTCAACGTAGTGCTTCCGAGACTTTGAATGCTCTTAAAGAGGGTGTTGCTAATCCTATTGAGACTGGTAAAGCTATTGCTAAAAAAGCTTCTGATAACCCAGGAGCCTTTACTGCTGACTTAATCAAAGGGCTTGTCTATGACCCTGAGATGTTCGCTACAGGCGCATTAGGCCGTATTGGTAAACTAACTGCAGAAGCTGGCACTGCTGCCAAGGTTGGACGTGCTGCTATTAACACTGCTAATACTGCAACTCAATTCGGTGTTTTAGCTGGTGGTGCTGAAGGTGCTAGGGCTAAGCTAGAAGGTCGTGATGTTAATCCAAAAGACCTCATGCAAGCTGCTTCTGAATCTGTATATACTGCTGTAGCTTTTGAGGCTATGCACAAGTCTTTAGAGGGCACAGGAAGAGCTATTAGAGGCGGGCCTAAGGTAGCCCCTGAGATGGTCCCTGTAGAGGCTCCTGCGCCCATTAAACCAGCCGAGCCTGTCAAAGCTGTTCAGCCTGCAGGAATGCCTAAGGTTGAAGAGCATACTGCTGAAATGCCTCCTGAAGTAAAGGCTAAAGAACAAGCAAGTGTTAAAGACTTGAACACTCTTCAAGAAGAAGCTGACCTCGGTAAACAAACAGAGAACATTATCCGTAAGCGTATCAACGACTATACGGCTAATTCTCGTATCTCCCATAACTTAAAGATTGCTGCTGAAAAGTTTGTCCCTGATGAATTAGGACAAGAAGCTATTACGCTTGCTCGTGATTCTAAAGACTTCTCTAAACTGACACCTGAACAACTTAAAGCTAACGAACTCTATAGCAAAGGCTATAAAGAGTTCTATGAGCGTGGTAAAGAAGCTGGCGTTATCAAAGGCTTTATTGAAGATTACATTCCACACATTGTAGACTTTGAGAAGTCTGGTATCAAGACTCCTGGTGATGCTATTAAAGCCTTCATTGAATCTGGTAGTTCAAGAAGCCCAAGTACTTCTGGTAAGTCTCGCTTTGGTAAAGAACGTAAGTATGAAACCTTTGAAGACTTGCAGAACGCTATTGAAGGCAGTGGCATGGTTGTCAAGACCAAGAACGCTGCTGAAATCTGGAAGCAATACTCTGCCTCTATGGAGAAAGCTATTCTCAACAAAGAAATGCTTGGCTCTTTAAAGAATTTAAAAGATGTTGAAGGCTACCCTGTAGCTCAGAAGATTACAGAAAAAGAACCTATGCCTCGTGACTGGGTTACTTATCCTCAGATGCCTGGTTATGCTTTCCATCCTGACATGGCTATTCCTATGAAGTTTGTATTTGACAATACGAACCCAGGGATGATTATGAAAGGCTTGAATGCAGTCTCTCAAGCTGCTAAACGTGCTAACGTGGTTGGTAGTCTATTCCATGCTAAGTCTTTGGCTGAAGCATTCCTTTTATCTGACCCTATTAAGTTTGCTAAAGAACTTGCTACAGGCTTTGCAGGAACTAAGGCTGCTTTAAAGACTTTACGTGAAGGTGGTCTAGGCGATAACGTTGACATGCTGTTGCGTGAAGGCTTGGTTGTAGAAACTCCTGAAGACGTTTCTAGAGGTATATTATCTGACATTGGCAGAGGTGCTGACTGGGTAATGAATAAGTATAGTCCTATTAAAGATACTAATATCACTGAGAAGGCTCTACGTAAAGTAGAAGACATTACCTTAAAGCCTTTTGATAAGTTGACTTGGGACTTTGCTGCTACTGGCTTTAAAACACTGATAGCTTTAAAAAAACTAGAAGAAGCTAAGCTTGCTCATCCTGATGTAGACCCTAGACTTTTAGCTCGTGAGATTTCTTCTTACGCTAATAACACTTTTGGTAGTTTAAATTGGTTTGAGATTTCTGCACGTACTAATAATAAGATTGCTAAAGAACTTGCAGCGACAGCTTTCAATCCGACAGGACGTAGAAACTTACAGCTCTTAATGTTTGCTCCTGACTGGACTGTATCAACCTTACGTGCTTTTACGACAATGTTTAACAAGGGTTCTGGTCTTAAAGGTCTTTGGAATCCTAAACTAGAAGCTGACTTTGCACGTCAATACCAGTTGCGTAACGCTGCTATTTATGCTACAGTATTGAACATAGTAAACAATGCAACTTCTGGACACGACATCTGGGAAAATAAAGACCCTACTCGTATCGAGTTCAGAGACGGAACATCCATGCAATTAGCTAAGCACTCAATGGAAGCTATTCACTGGGTTAAAGACCCTATAAAGACTTTAACTAATAAGCTTGGTTTTATTCCTCGTGCTGCTATAGTAACTACTACAGGTACTGTTCCTGGACTAGGTCCTTTGAAAGATAAGACTATAGCAGGTAAAGCTAAAGCTATCGGTCAAATGGCTATTCCTTTCCAAGCACAATCAGCTATTACAGCTCCTACAGGTGAAGGTGCTAAACGTGCTCTCTTAGGTACTTTAGGTCTCCCTGTTTACGGTAAGAAAAAAGAATGAAAATACTAATCATTGACCAATCAGGCTGCGGTTGCGGTCTCTCTTTTGGCCTACGTAGCCAAGACTACGGACACGAAGTACGTCTATTCATTCGTCATAATAAGGATGGTAGCCGTTCTGAAGTAGGTGACGGTGGTCTCATCAAACGGGTGAGCAACTGGGAAGACCACATGAACTGGGCAGACCTCGTGTTCTGCACAGATAACTTATTCTACATCCATGCACTAGAGCGTTATCGTGATAAAGGTTATCCTATCTTTGGACCATCCATTGATACTAATCGTTGGGAACAAGAGCGTGACCATGGTGAGAAAATTCTTAATCTCGCTGGCATCAAGACAATCCCAAGTCGTACCTTCGAGAAGTATGATGAAGCCATTGCTTATGTGAAAGAGAACCCACGTCGCTTTGTGTCTAAGCCTATCGGTGACGGAGACAAGACTTTATCTTATGTAGCAAAGTCTGCTGCTGATATGATTTACATGTTGAACCGTTGGAAGAAAAAGAATGCTCTCAAGGGCAAGTTTATTCTGCAAGAGTTTCGTCCTGGCATTGAGTTCGGTGTAGGCGGTTGGTTTGGTGCTTGTGGTTTCTCCAAGAACTTCTGTGAGTCTTGGGAACACAAGAAGCTCATGGACGGTGAACTCGGTGTTACTACTGGCGAGCAAGGTACTATTGTTCGCTATACGCAAGACTCTAAGCTGGCTGACCAGATGCTCAAGCCACTAGAAGACATGCTTCATGGTTTAGGCTACACTGGCTACATCGATGTGAACTGTATTATCGACAAACAAGGTCAAGCATGGCCTTTAGAGTTCACAATGCGTCCAGGCTGGCCTCTCTTTAATATTCAACTTTCTCTACACAAGGGAGACCCTGCTCAGTGGATGTTAGACCTTATCAACGGAGAAGATACTCTGCGTGTGTCTAGTAAGATTGCTGCTGGTGTGGTTGTTACTATTCCTGATTATCCATATAGCCAAGTAACCAAGAAGGAGAACTCTGGTTATCCTATCTGGGGCATGGATATGGATGATGCTGTTACTGATGTTCACCTGTGTGAAGTACAGTGGGGCAAAGGTCCTGCAATGATTGATGGTAAGCTCAAAGAGAATGAGCCTATGTTTGTTACTGCGGGTGACTATGTCTGCACAGTAGTAGGACTAGGTGAAACCATTGAAGATGCTCGTTGCAAGGTCTATGACACCATCAAGAAGAAGATTGAGATTCCAAATTCAATCGCTTACAGAACGGACATCGGTGAGAAAGTACAAAAGCACTTAGAAGACTTACAAGCTGCAGGCTATGCTGAAGGAGTTGAGAGTGGCTGTTAATCCTAGTTCTGCTCCTAATAATTTACCACCAATACCACAAGACGAGATTTCAGAGAATCCTCGTTGGCGTGAATGGTTTCGTAACTTAGGTAACTACATTCAGAAAGCCCAGACAGGTAACAATATCTGGACTATTCTGCAAGGTGGTACAGGAGCCTCTACTGCAGCAGGTGCTCGTAGTAATCTTGGTCTTGGTACTATGGCTACACAGAATTCTAATACTGTAGCAATTACTGGTGGGACTATTACTGGTATTCCTGGTATTACTCAAGTACAGGCAGACTGGACAGAGACCAATAGTTCTTTGTATTCGTACATTAAACACAAACCTACTGGATACACAGGAACGATTACTACAGCTAAGCTTACTGGTGGTGGTTCTAATGGTAGCATGACTTTTACTAATGGTATCCTAACTTCACAGACAGCAGCAACATGAGAACTTCTGATAAAGGTATTGAACAGCTTAAAACTTTTGAAGGCTTTCGTAGCATGCCTTACTTAGATACAGCAAGTAAATGGACGGCGGGTTATGGACATCTAATGGTTGTTGGTGATGGCTTAGTTCAAGGTAGTCCTATTACTATGGGACAAGCTACACAGCTTCTTCGAGATGACGTTAAGTCTGCTGAGGATTGTGTTAACTCTTCAGCACTAGACCTTACTCAATATGAATTTGATGCTCTCGTGTCTTTTACTTATAACTTAGGGTGTGGTGCTTTTAAGCGTTCTACACTTCTTAAACTACTTAAAGAAGGTAGAAAGAACGAAGCTGCTGTAGAGTTTCCTAAGTGGTGTATGGTTAGTAATGGACACAGCGATAGTATTTTAAAGCGTAGACTTGCTGAGCAAGAATGCTTCTTACATGCAAACTATAAAGGATAATCATGCCATTAATTAAATCTAAATCTAAGAAAGCTGTTTCTAAAAATATACGCACTGAGATGAAGCATGGCAAGCCTCAGAAACAAGCTATTGCTATCGCACTGTCTACACAGCGTAAAGCTAAAGGTAAAAAGAAGTAATGAGACGTAAGATGCAAGGAATATTTAAATCGAGGACTATGTGGTTCTCTGGTTTACTATTCTTACTCGGAGCTATATCAGATAACTCTTCATACATTCAAGATTTACTAGACCCTAAGGTGTATAGTGTTTCTATGTTTGTTATTGGTATTGTCATAGCTTATCTTAGAGCTACGACAACTAAACCTTTGGATGATAAATAATGTTTCCTTTATCGGTATTAACTTATGTCAAAATGGGAGTATGTGTTGCTTTGTTGGCTGGTACTTGGTATCTTGGCTATAGCTTTGAGCATAAACGATTCGTTGACTTTCAACATGTGGTTAGAGAAGAAACAGCGAAGCAAGAAGCAAAAGTCGAATCAATCACAAAACAACAAACATTAGTTACAAAAGGAATTCAAGATGAATATGAAGCTAAGCTGTCTGCTATTAGGAACTACTATAAGTCTACTAGCGTGTGGAACAACCCCAGTACCAGTAAAGTGTCAGGACTTTCCACAGCCCCCAGCGTCACTGATGTTATCTCCGCCTACAATGTTCTTGCTGGACAATGTGCAGAAACCACAGCTCAAGTAGTAGAGCTTCAGAAGTGGATTAATGAACAAGTAGGTATCAAATAAGTTAAGACGGCACGAGGGCATCAAGAACCTAGTGATTTTCCGTCTTTCTAACTAGGGCATCAACGAATTGGCAGGCGAGTTTGTAACCTCTCACTTTTTCTTACAAAATTTCCCTATCGGTAACTTTTTTATACTTTTGCACACTTTTTATGCAAATCTTCCCGAACGGTAAACTTTTTCTTACAATAAAAAAGACCTCCACGAATGGAGGCCATCAAATCACAACTTCAAGGAAACTTATAAGACCTTTTCAGGGTCTGGATAATTAGGTGGTTGTAGTTCTCTAAACATAGAGACAGTCTGTAGTTCTAACAATTTGTCATTCACAGGCTCTAATAGTTTCTTAATGTCATTCCACAACACTAAAAACTGTACAGAGTCCATTGAATCAAAGTCCTCTGCAGCTTCCATACAACGCTTCATAATAATAGGTTGAACTTCATCAGCCAAGTTAAGCACTTCATTCAAACGTTGCATTCCAAACATAAACTCTTGTTTATCAATCATATCTTTCTCCTTATTTAACGGGGCAAACTCCACCTGCGCATTCGAGGTCACCTTCAAACGAAGCATCTTCCACCTTGGTAATTAGCTTTGTACAACCAACTAAAGCATCATACGCTTCTTTTGTAATCTCTTCAAGAGGAGCTTGTTTAAAGCCATGCTCATTGTGGAGTAAAAACGACAGTGATTTATGGTTATTCTTGTAGTTCTTAGCCAAGTATTTCTTAATCTCTGGCAACTCTTCCTTACGATAATAGACAGTACAGCTCACGCTATTGTCTGACCAGTTCTCTTGCAACCACTTAACTACTTCTAGTTGGTCAATAGCAGTCATCTCAGCAGCAATCTTTGTACCTTCAGGATAAGCAAAAGGAAAAGATACTACCATTGTGCTGTGGTCATCAGTGCCATCAAAGTTACGCTGGAACTCTACAGGGTATCCATGCTCACGACATACCTGCACTAAGCTATGGTCTGCAGCGATACGGATACGTCTAATCATGTAGTGGCTATAAGCAGGGTGGCATCCTGAGGTCACACCTGGTAACAACGATAGAGTGCCTGAAGGTTTAACTGTAGTCAACTTGATTGATTCAGGAAAGCCATGCTTAGCAGAGTACTCTTTATCAAAAGCACGTAGCTCTGTGTAGGCTTCATTCAACCAAGAGCGTTGTTCGTCAGAAGCCTGGAGAACTCCAGTAACGCCAATACCCATACGCATATTCTTATGGACGATATCGGCTGTTTCCTGTAAATGGCAAGGAAGAGAAAGGCTATGCTTATTAATGCGATAAAGGAGTGTGCAGATATCAACGAATTCTTCCTTAGAGGTTACATTAGATAAATAGACTTCAGCTAAGCAGCAAGTCTCATAAGCTGCCAAAGACTGCTCAGCACATGGGTTATAGCCCATAACGTCAGGGTCAGGATAATTAGTGTCACCAAGACGACCAATCTTGCGACTGAGACGCAGGTTAATAAGACCGTAAGGCTCTCCTTTACCTTCGTAGCCATCCCAGAAATACTCATGGAGGTCTTTAATGTCGTTACACACCACCGAGTTATTAGACATAGCACGCCAAGAAGGAATATTTCCCATATCCCAACGCTTAGCAAGAAGATATTCCACGTCATCTGCATCTCCAATAGCAATTTGTGCTGAACGACGTACATTACCTGCTACGACGATTGCACCAATAATATTCATAATGTCCAAGCAATCAATAGGACGTAGCTTCTTACCTGCACGCTTCTCAAGGATAGTACTTACCTTAGCGATACCTTCACAAAGGTCTTCAGGGCCTGATGCAGTGCCTCCAAAGCCCTTAATAACAGCACCACGACCACGTACTAATACAGTGCTATAAGTAAAGGTAGGTTCTTTAACGCTTAAGAACGCTGCTTTGAGCGTTTTGCCAAGGAGACTGACCCAGCCTTCCCTTGAATCAGGAACAATAAAATCCGCATCATTTGTATCCAAACGAGTAGGGGCAGTAAAATTAGGATTGACTTCAGGAAGTTTTTCAACGTTTTTCCTTTGAATGTTATAACCTACGCCAGAGCCTAACATCAATAGGTCCATAGCCCAAGTAAAGGGACGAACAGGTTCATCAATTACAGTGAATGCACAGTTCTGTAACGAGGCTAAGCCTAGCTTGCCTACAGTGTCTGTACCCATCTGCCAAAGGAAACGACCTGCTACAGTTCCTTTGAGTTCTGTTAAATACTTACGTAAACGCTCTTGCTCTTTCTCTGTAAAGTTACAACCTAATTGAGTGTTTGCTGCTTTAATAACTCGTTCTACTGTCTGTGGAAACTCTTCTGTCTTGCTGGTGATGTCTGCTTCGTCTAAGCGACGTGCATAAGTTCTCTTGTAGGTAATGTAGCCTACTGTGCTAAATGGTGTTGTGTACATCTTGTCCTTAGTGTCGTGTGTTTTTCTTATATTTTTCTGTCATCATTGCATCTGCCATTTTATAGCAGAAGATAGCTATGAACTCACAGTACTCTTCTACATTTGATTCTGGTACTCCAGCAGAGTCTATTGCTCCTGAGAGTACTGAAGTAGCAAAGAAGTCCCTGAGGCCTGGGATTTCCTGTTCAATCGGTGGTCCCATATCGTGTAACGGCTTTTTAGTTGTCATCATCGTCCTTTAATAGTTGTTCTAATACATCCGCTTTTTCTTCTATTACATCTAAGAATCTTTCACAGATATCCTCGGTAGTCAAACCAAGAATATCTGTGATGTCCATCTCATCTAGTTGCTTCAGTCGATAGATTATATCAGTGAGAGTCAAACTCATCAATCATCCTTTGAATATACCACGATGCTTTACGCAAATCAGTAATTCCGTTCTTATGCTTCCAACGCCATAGATACTTAATAGCGTTACCTGTACACATTGCTTCCATGCCATCAAGATGTTGCACAACTTCGTTAATAGCATCAATACATTCAATACCACCTAGACGATAGTAATCAGGATTAATATTATCTTTGGTAGAACCAGGTGGGTAGTAGGAGTCAGAAGGGCCTGCTCCGTAAGTAGTTTTATTATTTTCCATTTTTAACATCATGCAGTCTTGACAAAAAGTGTGGTAAAGCCTTTTATGATAAAGGCATTCGTTCATGATAGCCCCTTCACCTCGACGGAGGGCTTGATTGATTTAGTACCTTGAGACCAGCTTCCGCAATCTCTGCACTGATATCGTTGATAAGTCCCAGTAGACGAGACAGCATTACCACGCTTTTGAAGTCTAGTCCCAGCACAGGTGGGGCACACAGCACTATCGGCAAAAAGATTACTATTAGGATGAGATTTAATCCATGGAAGAAGACGGCAATACAGAGATTCAAGCAAAACGACATCTTGAATATTATACGTTTCCATACGCTGCCAAGCATCTTTATCTCCATTCATGCACTTGACCCAAAGGTCATGTCCTTCGTGTTCTTGTTTCTTTCCTAGACCTAATCGCTGAGCAACGTAGTCCAGTTTGTTGCTAGGAAAACGGAACTGGCTACGAGCAACACGTAAAAGGTCAATCTGTTTATAAGGTGATGGCGGACTATAATGATGTAAGAGAAATTCCTTGTTAAGAGTAGGAATGTCAAACTTAGTACCATTATAATGAATGACGGCATCTGCAGCATTGAGTAAGTCATAGATACCTTTCAGCATCTTCTTTGGTTTAGACTGGTGAACAGAATCAAATATGATTTCATCTTCACCAAGCCACTTAGCAGCCCAGCAAAGTACATACGAAGATTCCATTAGTTGATTGATTCCAACGTTCTGTTGCCATAAGCCCCAGACATGTGCTACGTTAGGTGAGGACTCTATATCAAGTAATAGTATCTTCATTATTTATTTCCATGTTTTTTAGCTTTTTTGCTTTTAACAGGGAAACTTGGTAGGTCTTCTTTATCGGCTTGTTCTTCATGTCCACGAAGGATAGCTGCTCTCATCTCTTTTACTTCAGCACTAGCGTATTCGTTAAGTTCAAATACTTGGCAGAAAGTATCCATTAATTTTGAACAATGTAAATCAATATTGTATTCAATAGCCATGATGTAATTGTGTTCATCATCTTCGGACAATAATTCAGGATGGTCGTACATTCTCCATCTTAGCATTGAAACTTGGTCTTTAATAGCCCAGATATTCATAATGTCATTTTCTAAATCAAATCTGTCTTTGCTCATTTGCTTTCCTCACTAGGTTTACGAAGTGTTCTAAATCTACTATTGCTAAGGGTTTGCTTCTGTTCTGTTTGATTACCACTAGAGGCTCTGCGTCTCCATGGGTTGTTGCTTGCTCGTAAAACTTATAGACTGCTATCTTGGCTAGATTCTTACACTCAACGTTATAGAAAAATCTTTTTAAACCAGCTTCCGATAACTGAACGTCCTCTCCCTGTGCTCCCATGCTTGTGCTCTTTACGTCTCGTTCCGTCAACATCGGGAAAGAGCGAAGTATTAGGTCTCTCGTAACCTGCTGCAACAGTCGGCCTTTTTGTTTTGCTGAGCTTGTCTTCATTTAACCACCCTATTGGCTCCGCTTCCACAACTGCGTCGGGATTCCTAACACCCTCGAAGACATTCCAGAGAACTTCTTTTTTAGCGAAGTTAGTGAATAGTCCGACTTCCAATCCGAAAGCTTCGATTTCCCAAGGCAGTGAGTAATAGTCCACTGCATCACTGTCAATGGCTTCACTTTTCCACTCCGTTTGACTGTCATTTAAATCTCCCTCGACATACTGTTTAATATGCACAAACTCGTGTGCAAGTGTTTTTAATATTTCTACACCACTGATGTAAGGATGGAGTTCAATTAAGAATTCCCTTGCTGCACCTTTGGTGTTCCTTTTCTCAATACTACTGTATCCAAAAGCATCCAAATGCTTATTAAACTTAAGAGTAATAACAAGATGTCTGAGGAGTTGTTTAGTGAATAATTGCTCAGCATAGAACTGAGAAGCTCGTTGAACATATTCATTAAACCTTTCGTCAGAGTGTCCGTGATTGTTTAGTAATAATATCATTTATAGCCCTTCGGTGGGAGGCTGCCAGAGCTGGTTGGTTTCTCTTCTAAGCCATAGCAATTGGCAGTTTTCGATTGTTCGTTCTGCATTGCCACCGTAAGCTTCGACACAAGCAGTATACATTTCTGCTGCACTTTTACATCCTTCAAGCCTTTGTTTAGCCTTAACAGGGCCGATGCCTTTGAGACCAATGATGTTATCAACTCTGTCACCTGTTAGTACCTGTAAGTAAAAGTTTAAAAGTGCTTCTTCTTCTGTTACTACTGTCATTTCTTTCTTGACAAAGTTCCAATGATTGCCACGAAGCTGTAGGAAGTCTTTATCAATACTAGCAATAATGCTTTCGTAGTTACGTGCTACATGCTCTATCGCAATCGAATCATCCGCTTCTTGCCCGACGGAGACTTGGAAGTCCCAAGCCGACTCAAGATAGTCTCGAATAAGCTGGAGATGCTTAGGCTTAGGCGCAGTGCGGTTGCCCTTATAAGGTGCAGTTCTTGCGATGTCATTTCTAAAGTTATCCTTGCCAGTTAAGTAGCCCTGGTAGGTCTCAGCTTCGAGGTCCTCCCAGAGCATAGTCTCAATAAATGTAGCCACACGAGATATAACAATCTTCTCATTCTCTTCTTCAGTAGAGAAGCCTATGCGGTATCCAATAATGTCTCCATCTATTAAGACGTGTGACATTACAGAACGTCGTCCATCAAAGCATCTTTAGGACTATATTCTTGTAAGTCTGTTACAACAAGCTTCTTGATACTTGCACCGAAGCCTGGGTAAGGTTTAGGAAAAGGATAAGCACTTACGATTACCTTAGCTTTACTGCCGTTGGCAATACGCACATCTGTTGGTACATCGTTACCACTACCATCAACTGCTTTGATTTCGTAGTTGCTCTTAGCAGTGATGTAACTACCTTGCTCTGGTTTATTAGGTTTGTTGTTAACCTTCAAGCCTAGCTCTTCTAATGCTGCTACATCTTTCTCTGACAAGTTGCAAAGGTCTACTTGAAACTTACTGCTCATTGAATTGCGTTCATTGAGGCAAGCCCAAAAGAGGTCTGCATTAACTGTTACTGATTTACCTGTACTCATTGTATTACTCCTATTTAGTCTGTTTAGTTGAGTTACTATTATACCACAAAATTACTGCTCTGTCACTTCTGGTGTTACCACAGCCAACTGAGCCTGTGCCTGACTACGAACCTTGTTAATCAAGGCTTCTACTTGGGCAAAAGGCAACTGCCCTAGTCCTTGTAGTATACCATTTACTTCTTGAACTGTTAAATCTAATTTAATGTTTTCCATCATTTCTCCTTAGTGAACTTCTGCCCAATTTTTACCAACATGATATTCAGCCCCGATTGGGCAACGGAACTGTAATATATCTGCTACCTCTGCTGCTGAGTGAACGACCACTTCTCCTACCATATCTCCGTGTTCCATAGGAGTTTCGATTTGCACCTCGTCGTGGACCCATGCGACCATTCTGTACGGTATCCTTTTGGCTGTAAGGTTTTTCTTGATTTGAACAAGCCACTGCTTACTGATGATAGCCCCTGCACTTTGAAGTAGCGTGTTAAGCGACGAATGGGCCGACCTGACCTTAAGCTGATAACCACCAAGCCCAGGTAGTGTTCCTTTCTCAGCAAGTCTTTCAACTTTTGACTTAAGCTTCCCATACGCAGGTACTGCTTTACAGAAACGATTAATGATGTCGGCTCCTTGTTTCGGAGTAGCACCAATAACTTTACCGACCTTGGTTGGGGATGCTCCGTAGAGAGTCGCATAAAGGACAGTCTTCGCAAGGTCTCTCGTCTCAACCCCGAAAGCTTGCTTATTTCTTTCGTGGACATCACCGTAGACTGTTTCATTTATGTATGCCTCATCATTAAGGTAATGAGCAAAGCATCGAAGCTCAATACCGCTAAGGTCGACACCCACCAATACGTTTCCGCTTTCAACCGTCCAGCAAGACCGAAACTCTTTTCCCAGCACTGCCCTAGTTGCAGGGACTTGTGCCATATTAGGGCTAGAGTGAGTAGCTCTACCAGTAACAGCACCAAAACCAATGACTTTACCATGAACTCTACCATCCTCTCCTAGTTTTTCTAACCATGAATCTAACTGTGATGCTCTCTTTTGTAGTGTCAAATACCTAGCGATTGGCTTAGCCTCTGGAAGTGATACCTCACTAAGGATTGTCTCATCAACGATAATTTGTCCCTTTTCAGTCGTCTTTGTAGGTTCCCAACCCTTAGACATAAGACGCTTCGATATCTGTTGCCTTGAGCCAACATTAAACACCTCAACATCATCCTTGAGCCGTTTACCAGTCTTCTCAGATACACGCTCAGTTGTAATGGGTGGGAAGATTTTCTGTAAGGCTTCTTCAATCTCTGCCATCTCGGTCTTAATCGCACAGAGCAACGTCTGTGCATACGGTGCGTCAAGTTTGAATCCATTGCGTTCCATCTCCGAAAGAATCACCTGCACTTCATATTCCAGCTTTACAGCCTCTGGTCCTATCTTATTCTTTTGTATCTCTGCTACTAACACATCAAATACTTTAGACGTAAGCTCTACATCTCGTATGCAATACGTTACCATCTCTTCGGTCAGGCCACCATCATAGTCTGAGAAGTCAATCTTCTCAAAGCCCAGTGTCTTACCCCAAGCATCTAAACTATGTCCGCCATCTCTAGAAGAATCAGAAAGACGAGAAAGCAAAAGAGTATCTTGGCATTGGGATTTCCTAATCTGTGTTCCCCATAAACGATTAAGCAAAGGAGCATCAAAAGCAAATCCATTATGGAAAATGATAAATGTAGCATTATTTAAATATTCCTTTAAGCCTTGTGCAGAACGCCATACAGTGATGTCATTAGTTTCTCTATGTAGTGTTACACAGCACCAGATTGTATTGTGGTCTAATGTTGTTTCAATATCGAGAACAATAGTCTTCATTACCAGCACTGTACCACAGAGCCGTTTACAACACAAGTAATAACTGTGCCGTCAGGCTGCACAATAATAGTCTGTGCCTGTGCTACTGTTACTAGACAAAACAAAAATACGCTAGTAATTATCTTCATGGCTTAACTCCTATGACCCCACCCTTAATTGAATAGGGATATTCTCTCTTACGATAAAAACAATATTCTATTCCATGGTTCACAGAGTAGAACGCCTCATACTGGAAAGTCTCAAAGCATCTTGGGTCTCCTACCTGGCTATTATACAGTACGTCTCTATGTATAATAACAACCCACACAACTGAACTACTTAGGAGGAGTAGGAGTAGGCTTCTCTTTCTTCTTAAAAATAGTATCCCAATTCTCCTCAAACTTCTTCCTATCTTCCACTGGTCTAGGTTTATCACCTTTGCCTCCATCTCTTCTCATAGTTTACTCTTTCCAAAAGTCTGAAACAGCATGAGATAACAAGTAACAAAATACTATTACCAAAATAGCTATTAAAAGAACAACAATCATTTTTTCCGTTTCTCCACTGCGTTATACCAGTCTTGTAGGTAAGTAATCAAATCTTCTTTGCTATTACCAATCAAGTTTAGCTTACCGTTACATGTAACAACTTGTACCTTTGACACATGAGCCTCGTCATCTACATGGCCTGTGATGAGCAGGACTGTGTGCATCTTAGATAAGGCTAAGAGAAGAATCCTCTGCCCTACCGTCATCTTCTCACCTTCACGCTTCCACTCACCGAAGATAAACTCACCTCTACGTTCAATAATCATATCGATGTTAGATGGCATGAAGCTAGGGTTAGTCGGTATCATTCCACGTAGGAAGCCAAAGTCTACATGAGAAGCATTCGCATTACGCATAGCAGGTATCATACCTTCTCCACTTCTGTCCATGCTGCAAAGTGACATAACTGTCCGTCTTTATCTTTGCAGTAACTATACATTCCATCAACGTGTCCAAACCAATATGTATCATCAAGGTCTACATCGTCATGTGCTGGAGGTACTCTCAATTCTTCATCAGTGATTTTAAACCAATCACCTTTACTCAATTCATATAGCTTCATAGTGTCTCCTGAATCTCTAACATCCGACCAGTGTCTTTGTTGTAGAGCAAGCTTGCACAGTGAGGACTGGTTAACCCACTGAAGCGATTCTTTAGAATACTAACCCTCGTGGTGTTACGTTCCATCGGGTCTTCATGCTGAGAATTTCTAACAAGGCCAATCACGATATCGCTAAGCTGAGCAATAGCACCTGAGCCTCTGAGTTGAGACAGCGACGTTGCAGCACCCTCTTCGTGTCCCTTAGACTCAGGACGCTTTAGGTGTGAGACAACAATCAAACTAACCCCAGTCTCCTGCACGAGCATACGAAGCTTGGTCATAAGTTCATCGATAGCTTTACGCTCATCACCATTAGACTGAGAGGATACAACCATGCTAATATGGTCAAGAAAGACGTAACGGCAGTCTGCTGCCTTGGCGAAATAGCGTATACGATTGACCACATTGTCGATATCAGTACTACCAAAGTTATCCCAAAAGAAAAGCCTATCAGTGCCAAGTGTAATATCAAACGCATTCTTTAACTCCTCAGGACTAACCTCAGTGTCAGGTAAGTGTAGTGGTTTATTTAGATGGAGCGACATAATACCACGAGCAGTCTTACGTACTGACTCCTCCATGAACATTAAGCCGATATTGTCGTTGGTAGTCTTAATCAAGTGCCATAGAATCTCACGTAAGAATTGAGACTTGCCTAGTCCTGAGCCTGCCGTGACTGTGATAAGTTCTGCTGGACGGATACCGTAGGTAAGTTCATTGACTCCAGGCCAAGGGTACATGGCTGACGATTTCTCCACAGGTCGATTAACTTCGTCCCATAGCGTAGAGCCTGCGATGATTCCATCAGGTGTCCACTGCTCTGCTGCCCACCATTGCTTGATGTAGTCTGCAGTCTTTCCTGCCTTAAGGTAGTCACAAGCATCTTTAAATCCCTTCAGATGTTTAACAATCTTGCACTTATTACCTAGCACTTCAGCTACTTCGTTGACAGCCTTCTGACCGACCTCATCCGCATCAAAGCATAGGTAGATATTCTCGAATGAAGATAACCACTCATAAGCCTGTTTAACATCCTTTAGAGCTGCTTGAGCACCGTTGCGTACTGAGACGTTAGCGTACTTGCTACCACTCATCTGAAAGCCTGCTAATGCGTCTAGCTCACCTTCATGGATGGTAACAGTCTTACCACCTTTAGCAAATATATTTTGACCAAAGAGCGTAGATGTTTTCCAGTCACCAGTAATGGCAAAAGTCTTAGTTCCTACGTTGCGTGATTTTGAGGCGATGATAGCCCCTTCTTCATTCGCATACGGATAGTACTGGTTAGTCCCGTCTTGGGACACACCATAGTGCTGACACGTTGCCTGAGTAATCCCTCGGTCAGGTATCGACTTGACTTCACCTTTGACTTCAATCATAACTTTCTTTCTCGGAGTTGCAACATAATCTTCATCGCCTTTAATATGATTAAGACATACAAAACAATGCTGATGATTATCATCCCAGAGTGAATTACCATCTGAGCTACCACATGCTTCACAGGGAATATGTTTTATTAAATTACTCATAGTCTATTTAGTTTCTATTTAGTTATTGTTTCTTTAATACATACTACTAAGATGATTATTACTATTAAGAATATTATCATATTAGTATTCATCATCTAAGAAGTCATCTAGATAGATGTCTAAATCGTCTATATCACTACTGCTTAGTAAGTCTACTCTGTCTTTATAAAGTATATCATCCTTGACAGTTTTCAAACAGGTTAAACACATGTCAAGAAACTGGTTAGTGTTTACTGACTTAATCGTTGACTCATAGTCAGTCAACAAGTTGTTACAACAATAACAGCGCATAGGGTCTCCAATGCTGTTTAGAAGGCTTTAAAGGGGTCTCTAAGACTCGTTCTACTGCTGGGTGATACCTACACCTCATCTTCTTCTTCATCGCCTCCTAGAGCTTCTCCTGATACATTGTCACAATCCCAAGGAAACCACTCACAATCCATCTGCTCAGGTGAATAAGTATTAGCTCGATTAACTTCAGGCATTATCTCCATTAAGGAAAGAGTCTCGTGAATCAGATTGTGTGTTATAATATACCTCATAATAGTTTCTAAACTCCTTAGCTAATTTTCTCCAAGTAGGCATATTAGTTTCTCCTACTTCTCCTTCATACAATGTAGAAGCAATCCCACCTCTGTTTAGTATAGCGATTAACTCTGCGTCTGTCATTTTATTAACTCCTTATAAATATTTAATACAGTATCTATTACTGAGGATACTGCGAATATAATCAATAATATATCTTCTCTGTTCATATTAGTTCCTATGATAAGCGTCATGGGGATGTGTGAACATGCTGGCTAATAGTTCATCAACGGACTTAAACCATTGAATTACTTTTAAGCCGTCTGCTTGATAGATGGTAAAGCTCACTTAGCCTCCGACATCTCACGATTAAGATGGTCTAAGCATTGTGTCAATACCTTCTTTAGCTTCACAAACTTCTTAGCATCATCTCTATCAAGTGTATCCGTACCTAGTATCTTATGCGAATTGATTTCCATCTTTACTAAATCTAGTAATGAAAATGTCTCTTCT